GTCATTCATGGGACCGCCAAGACCAGCAGAGTTTCCTACAAGGGTGGTAGCACCAACTAGAGTTAGTTCATCAAAACCTATACTATTAATCGCAATATTACCTAATGCAGCACCAGCCTTTAATTTAGCAGATGTAATCTCATCGTCAGCAAGTTGTGCTCCTGAAACAGTGTTATTAGCAAGTCGATTTCCTAAAAGGCCCTCAATTGGTACTAAGTCGCTATTAACTTTTCCGTACTTCATTACTTGATTTTCAGTATCCAGTATTAGTACGGTATTGTTTGCAGGAGCATCAGTCATACTAGCATCACCAGCGCCTGAGATAACTACCGAAGAAGCATTTCCACCAGGGTTTGCTACGAATACACCACTAGCGATTGCGGAGCCTTCGAAGCTTCCGCCTCCACCACCACCTGTGCCATTAGACGCTGCGGTAATGCGGCCTTGAGCATCAACAGTAAGGTTTGTATTTGTGTAGGACCCTGGCGTGACTGCGGTATCAGCAAGTTTAGCAGCAGTAACATTATCATCGGCAATTTTAGCAGTCGTCACAGCATTAGTACCAATCTTACCTGTAGTTACATTAAGATCTTTAATTTTAGCTGTAGAAACCGCACCATCTACAATTTCTGCTGTGTTGATAGCGTTATTAGCAACCTTTACATTAGTAACACAATCAGTAGCTAGTTTCGCAGTGGTTACAGCTAATCCATTGATCTGGGCTGTTTGAACAGCGTTGTCTGCTATATGCTCATTAGCAATTGCATCGTCAGCTATCTTTGTTCCATCAACGGCATCAGCACCAATTTTTGCGGTGGTTACGGCTAGTGCATTGATCTTAGCTGTGGTTACAGCATTATCATCAATTTGAGCTGTGTCTACCGTATTAAGGTCTGCAAGAGCACCTGTATTAGCTGTAGCTCCATCAGCTACATTGATCTCTGTTCTTACTTGAGCAGCGGTAAGGGCAACAGGAGAAGCACCAGCACCAGTATTATTGCCTAAAATAGTGTTATCATTAATTGCTTGAAGTTTTGTTAAAGCTACAACATTATTCTCAATAAGGCCAGCCCCATCAATAGTATTTTTTCCAGCAAGATCACCTAAACCTAAAGCTCCTGATGCTTGGGCATTTGTTAGTACCTCCACATTACCTGTGCCCGCAGTTACCCTGCCTAAGAATTGGTCCTTTGCAATTTGCTCTATTTTACCAACCGTAACAGCATTGGCATTAATTTGGTCCGTTTGAACTGCATTAGCCGCTATATGTTCATTCGCTATGGCATCATCAGCTATCTTTGTTCCATCAACGGCATCAGCACCAATTTTAGCAGTCGTTACAGCACCAGCAGCTATCTTGGCTTCTGTTACGGCTAATCCATTAATCTTAAGTGTCTCTACAGCGTTATTGATCAGTTGTTCCGTGTCAACTGAAAGGGCAGCTAACTTAGCATTGTTAACAGCGTCATCGGCAATCTTGGCTGTAGTCACCGCGTTGCTATCAATCTGACCAGCAGCTACGGTGTTTTTACCTGCAAGATCACCCAACCCTAAAGCTCCTGACGCATCAGAATCATTCAATACTTCTACATCACCAGTGCCCGCAGTGGTTCTACCTAAAAATTGATTTTGACTGATGTCTTGGATTTTTGCTACAGTAACAGCATTATCATCAATATCCCCAGTCGCTACTGTGTTCTTATCAGCAAGAGCGCCTGTGTTCGCGGTTGCTCCATCAGCAACATTAATCTGTGTTCTTATCTGAGCAGGTGATAAAGCTAGTGGATCACCTGCACCCGCCGTATTATTACCTAGTATTGTATTAGCAGCCATATTCTGCATTTTAGCAAATGTAACTGCATTATCATTTATTTTTGCTGTTGTAACTGCATCATTATCTATAAGGGCCGTTCCCACCGACCCCCGTGTTGCTAGAACACCAGAGGTAGCTTGGAAAGAGTCTACATTAGTAGAGGTGTCTACAATGTCTGCTAAAGTTTGAGCAGGAAGTCCTTGTTCCCAACCAACAGATCCATCATAAACAGAAGCAGAAACAGATTCAAGATCTGCAAGAGTGCCTGCGGGTAATCCTTGTTCCCAGCCTGTTTGATTATCATCAATGTAAGAAGATAAATCTACAGCAGAAGCAGCAGCGCCATTTGCAGTCTGTTCTACCGAATCAATCTTATTTGCTGCATTTCTAACATTAGTATTAAGGCGCTCATTAGATATAGTGTCCCCATCCTCAAGTTGCCTAAGCTCCGTGGGCTGTCCTGCTTCATTAACATTAACAACAATTATGTTCTTAAATTCAGCCATAACAAATTATATACTAGGCCCCCGTCCTCCTGTGAAATTTGTATGTACAGTAGGAGTCATAGTGTCAGTAGAACTCCAAGTTCCTGAGACACGAATCCCTAAATACTTATTCATTATAGCATTAGCTTTCGCAGCAGCGGGTAGCCCAGGGGCTCCTGCATTTGATATTACGGTCGCTACCGTAGTGCCCTCTGGATCTTTTATTTGACAATAATATCTATTTGTACTAATGAAAGCGCAAAGAGCAGTATATCCTTGCGAAATACGACCTATGATCTCATCAGCAGCGGTAACACCCACAAGATCTCCGTCTGTAGAATCACCCACCTTCTGAAAGATCACAGTTCCAGCAGCAGACTGAGTTAGTATCTGCCTCTGCACAGGGGCGGATCTAAGGGGTCCTGGGCGAAAATCAAACATCAGTCTCCTCTAGGGCGTTCTTGATCTCGAAGATTGTTACCCACAGAAACCTGTCCGTAAGTAATAAGAGCGATGATATTACCACCATCGGATCTAATATTTACAGAATCTACCCTATCTGCATCAGATAAAACCATGGTGGCTGGCTCCCCACCCGCAACAGTATAGACTGAGGGAACTCCACTAGTGGTAGTGCCAACTGCATCAGTTGGACTTTCAAAGTTAGCTTGAGGTGTCGTTAGGTTTGGAAAGTTTGCAGACATTCTAACATATCTTGTGGCACCAGAACCGCTCGCTGTAAGGCTAATATAGTTACATTTTATCTTATTACCAGCGGTATCCACTAGATCGACATCAAAGCCCGCTGCAACATTAGTGCTATTAATTGCTAAAGTATATGGTCTAAAAGCTTGTCTCATATTAGTCTCCTATGGGTCTTTCTTGATCTCTTAAATTATTACCTACAGAAATTTGTCCATACTGAATAATATAGGTAAGTTCATTAGGACCTGTACCAGCGGAATCAGCTTGCATAAATACTTCAGATATTCGATCACTATCAGATGTTATAAATACTGCTGGTGCTGATCCTACAGTTGTGACCGCACAAGGTAACGCACTAGCTGTAGTTCCAATACTGTCATGAAAGGATTCTGAATGTATATGAGGCGTAGTTATCCCAGTAGGATCAAAGGAAACTCTATGTAACGCTCTATTTGCAGCCCCACTACAAGAAACTGAAACATAATTACAAGCCATAATATTACCAGCACTATCCCTCAAAGTAGCTGAGGTTTCTACAGAACCATCGGGGGCATGAATAGCCATAGAGTAAGGTCTAAAGTTCTGTCTCATGCTCACTCACCTTCTGTTTCAGAATCATCCATTCCAAGTTCGGCTGCGATATCTGCGACCATATTCTCTAGGTCAGCTAGATCGTTAACTACATCATCCTGGGCCTGTGGTTCGGGTGCTTCTGCTGGGGCTTCCTCTGGAGCGGCCTCAGGGGCTGCTTCGGGGGCTGGCTCCTCTGCGGGAGGCTCAGGGACTGTTTCCTCGGGAGGTGCTTCTGGGGCCTCTTCCTCAGGAGCGAGGTTCTCATCGCTTGGATACTCCTGATCCATTACCTTTTGCTTAAGGGTCATTACCAGATCTTGAATATCAATAAGATCCTTACTTACTCTTTTAAAGTTCACTTTTGGAAGATCTGAAGTTTCAGCCTCTTCAAGAACGCAGTCGTAGCCAACAGAGATGAACATCTCCATAAGGAAGTCGTTTACATCAATGCACTCAACACCTGACTTGCTCTTAAGGCAGTAAGCCATTTCAGATAGAACCTCCTTAAGAACGGAATTCTTTGGAGCGAGTCTGGACAGGGCTTCGAAGATTACGACCTGGGTATTTGCCAGACTCTTAAAAGAGGCTGGGTTTTGTAGGTTCTGGATATTGACTCCGTACTTCTCATTAAGTGTCTCAATGAAAACTTCTTTGACATCCTTCTTATATTCGAAAATCTTAGAGGCGTAGGACTGAATATCTTTTTCAGAAACACCGATACCGTCTGTATTGGCAAGACAGTTAGTGAAGGTGTTGAAGAGGCTTCGCTTGGAAGCAAGGGAGAGATAGGGAACTTCCTTTAGAGCCTCAGATAGAGCACCAACTACAGCCTCATCGCTTTCAAAGATCATGCTTGCAAGCTTCCTGATAGAGGTATTATCAGCCCAAACAGTATCGAAGCTTCTCTTAGATTCAAGAAGCTCACGCTTGACAAGCTCCTGACGGCAGATCATCTCATAGATAGACTCGTTTACGCCGTTTCTAAGAGTGTACTTGCTTTGCTCTTCTAGATCCTCTAGGGTCAACCTAGGAAAGTTAAAAGCATTTGATACGGCATTAGAAAGATTAACAGCGTTACGAACTTCAGGAACAGAAGTAACCTTGTCAATATTCTCTTTTAAGAAATCTAGAAGCTGTGGGCTGATCTCCAAGAGCTTTTGAAACTGATCTGACTCAATGATATTTTCAATTTTAGAAAGCTTCTCACTTTGCTCTAGAAGTCGGTTCTGGATAGAGGTAAGCTTTAGGCGACTTTCCCACAGAGAAAGAACATCCTCAAAGGAACTATCAGCACTGGCGTACTCTGCGTAGTGAACACTCTCTACAAATGAGTGAATTTTTTCACTAACAAAGTTATCAAATTCTTCTCCGTTCTGAAACATTGAAGAGTCTTGAACTCTGATTCCTGTGATTTCGATATCTTCACCGATGATGAACTTACCACTGATAACTTTACCGCTGTTAGTGACATACGAAACTTCAGAGTTGTTGCTATCAATAGAGAATAGGCTAACATTCTCTCGTAAGGATCTGCCAATGCAATCGCCTAGCTTTACTAGGTGAGTAATAGTCTTGTCTCTTTCTTCAAATAAATTAGAAAACATAGTGTTTCTCCCTTTTGTCCCCGAATTATATAGATTCTTCGGTGCTCGCAGTTTCTGCTTTTTGCTGCTGTTTTTCTAGAATTCGATTCATGACTTGCTTCGATTTTTCGTCGCTTGTAGTATTAGCCATGAACTGAAGTGCATACTCTACACTTTCGTTTGCCGTGGGAGGTACATTTTCAGCAGGCTCCTGCCCACCAGCCTCCCCTGGCCCAGGACCCGCGCCAGCGGCTCCCTGATCTTGTTGATCTTGTTGCTGCTCTTGATCCATCTCCGACTTCATTCTACGAATTTCATCATCAGTCATATCGTAGAACTCACGATAGATACTTTCTTTTGAGAACAGGTTAAGACCTTGTACTGCCTGGATAACTCTAGTCTTCTGCTCATCTACATCAAGCTTGCGCTTCTCAGACATATCAGAAGGCTCAGGTAGTTTAATCTTAAGATTCTTAATCATGGCAGCAGGATAGCCCCGCAGTTGGAGATGCCTTTTTGCCATGTTTTCTAGACCAGTCTCAACATCAATTTGTACACGCTGGATGGTTCTAGCAAACTTAACATCAAGCTGAGATAGGTTAGCTTTCCTTTCGGGGGACTGATCTTTCTCTACAACATAGTCTTTTGGAATCTTCAGACCAGCAAGAAGCTTGTCCCTGTAGTACCTAACATCCTCAATCTCCCCCAGGTTTGTTGCGCCAGGAAGAGTATCAATCTTAGTGCCTCTGCCGTTCTTGGTAGGAACAAAGAAATCCTCATCCATGGACATAGGATTGTATCGAGAATCAACGGTGCCCTTGGGGCTGTTGTAGAACTTCTCTTTCTTGAACTTCTGCTTGAGACGCTCGATAAACATCTCAGCCTTTGAGGTAGGAAGGTTGCCTGTATCTACATAGAAGATCCTACGCTCGGGAGCACGGGATAGACGATAGATCATCATGGCATCCTCCATCATTTTAAGAGAACGGAAAACTCTATGACACAAGGCTGCAATTGATTTCCCGTATGGATAGAAGATAGGATCTGAAGTGTGGAGGCGGAAGTGAACGATTTGATTCTTATCAAGCTCAATGTATTTCACGGGACGATTGGCGTTACTACTCCCAACCTCGGCGTACTGCAAGGACTCCATATTAGGAATCTCTTGAAGGAACTTCTTTAGATAACCAAACTCATTCTCCACGCGCAGGATCCAATTAGGGTTTAGAATCTTAATCTTCTTAACACCCTCCTGTGGCTTGTTAACATCAAGAATAAGTTCAGTAAAGCAATCTCCATACTTTACTGTATTTCTAATAATATCCCAAAGAAGTTTGTCTAGTTTGATCTGGTCGAAGAAGGTTTCAACTTCGTCAACAACCATATCATTTTCAGACTTTACTGTCCACCGCTCTCCGCGTAGGCCACGCTGAGTAGAATCATCAGCATATATATCAAAAGCAGCACCGATCTCTGGGTACTCGTCCATCTCTTCATAATCTTTATACCTGCGTCTACGATTTAGTTCTAGCTGAGGTAGGATGGGGTTTCTACTAACGCCTCCGACAGCGGGACCATCGGGGTGGGGAGCATCCTTGATGACCTCAGTTGAAACCACAGTATCGCCAGTTTCAGGAGCAACCTTACTATCAATAGCTGCGGCAGCGGGGAGTTGAGCTTTTGTGGCGAAGAACTTAGCAAAGAACCTACCGATGGGGCCTGTTGGGGTATAGTAAGACCCAGCCCTGTTCTCAGTTCCACCAAAGTTAGTGTAACCGCTTTCTTCGATATTATCTTTTATTTCGTCAGCCATCTGTAATCTTCCTCTGCGATGCCACCAAATTCAGTCTTGAATCGGTGTTTGTACATTTTAGATGGAGGCAGTGGTGGTGCCTCATCTTTATTTAGTCTTGATTCAAACTCTATTGGGGTCGAATCAAGCAAGTTTTTATAGCTGTGGACCGCTAATGCTAGACTCATGACCAGATCATCGTGATGATTTTTCTCTGCCTCTGGCTTTCCATTATCTGAAATAATGAATGTCATTAGCTCATCACAAGTTCGTGTAGAATTGATTTTTACTAAATCTGTCCGTAAAGCTTCTTCTAATTCAGCGAGAATGCTTTCTCTGTTTTTAGCAGTTACTTGGAATCCGATTTCCCCCTTTTCGTCTTCCCATAAGTTTTCATATTCGTAGATATTTAGTAGCCAGTCAATCAAGTTGTTTCCAATAGTATTCCGTTCACAAACAATGGTTGCTAAGTTATATAGCATTCCCTCGTTAAACAGTATTTTGGCAAAATCATTGATAGGCGTTCTATTAGAGTAGAACTCAGCCACCTGCTGTCCGTTATATAAGTTAATTACATGGAAGGCTGAGTAATCCCTATCTCGCCCTAACGAGGTGTCACAAGAAATGAGATAGGTGTACTGTGGGTTTGGGTCCTGCCAAACACGCATACGGTTGTTGTACTTTGTGTAATACTTTTCACTGGTTTGAGAGGAGATATTCTTCAGAACCTCACCCTCTACATAAGTATCACCTGTTCCTAAGAAGCTACATTCATACTCTTGCAACCACTGCTTAGTGGGCATGTTGGCTTTTGTTGTTTGCTCCCACTTGTGGATGTCAAGACCCTTTTCAGACATCTCTTCATATAAATCTTCAAACCCTGGTGTGAAGCTATACTCAGGATGCTCTTGCCAACGAATGTCGATTGCATTGAACGAGTTCGCTCCTGCTAACGAATTCTGATAGACCTCATGATACCAGTTTCCAATACCATTGACAGTAGACAGAACGAAAGCACGACCGCCAGTAGAGATAATAGGATAAACAGCAGCCCAAATAGTATCAATGTTTTCAATGAACGCGGCTTCATCAATAATCAAGAAAGACCCCGCAAGAGAACGACCAGATTGCTTACCTGATGGTCTAGACTTAATAACCGAATTAGTCTTAAGTTTTAGCGTGTGCTTGTTGTCCTCAATAATTCCTGGCTTGAGAAAGTCTGGAAGCTCATCATACATAAGCTTAATACGATCCAGAACTTCAGTAGACTCAGCATCGCCCTTAGACAGAATAACTACAGACTTGTGCTTTTGAAAGATAATCATCCACAAGCTGTAGGCAGCAGCAATCGTGGTACATCCCGCCTGACGAAACTTGCGAAGAATGTTGAATCTATTATCCTCAAGCTCAGACAAGATTCTTTCTTGGAAAGGGTACAGTCTGAATGGTACTAATCCTCTGACTGGGTGAGTAACCTTGATGTACTTGGAAATAAAGTGAGCAGGGTTTGTAGAGCACTTTTTGAACTCTTCTAATAATTTTTCATTTTCCATAAAAAGCTAGTCCACTCCGTCATATAATAGTATATGACCATACACGCTATTATATGTACTAGAACAGCAGAGACTGTTAGCCAAACAACAGATAAGTTGTTTCAGTTCTTGGTTAGTTGTGGAATTGAAATATCTGTTATGTCTGGGGCTAAATCTATATTCAAAGCTTATCAAGGGGCATTTGACAGACTAAACCCTGCTGATGATGATATTTGTATATTTTGTCATGATGATATAGAGTTGCGTGAAAATCCAGTTGAATTTGTAAATAAGTTAAAGGCAGCGTGTTCATTACCAGAGACTGGATTTGTTGGAGCAGCGGGAACAACGCATTTATCAGAAAATGCTGTATGGTGGGATCAGAATATGTGGCAACAAGGAAAACATAAAGGAAAGGTTTGGCACATACAAACTGAGCCAGGAATGCTTAACAATCTTAAGATTACTGAGTATCTCACGACATACGGACCTCCTGATGATGTGGTAGCACTTGATGGGCTTTTTTTAGCAGCCCGCGCAGATGTTATCAGGAAGATAGGGCTTCAGAAACCAGATTACTTTGAGGGGGAGTGGGATTTCTATGATATTCACTACACAACCACAGCTTTCAAGGAAGGATACACCAATAAAGTCATGGATTTGAACATTTTACACAATTCTAGAGGTGAATTGGTAGGTAGAGACTCTTGGCACAAAAATAGAGCCGCATTTATTGCTAATAATGAGCTTCCCATGAAGATTGAGGAGTGAAAAATGGAAAATATCATCAATTTTACTGGAGGAGGGGCTGATGGATACAAAAGAAATCGCTGGCCTCACCCCGTAAATGAACAATTTAACGATATAATCCGAAATACGGTCAAAATTTATGGAATTGGCAATCGCCAAGATGGAAAATTACTCCTCAGAGCAAGAGATTACCTTAAATCACGCATTCGAGGACTGATTGATCACAAAATTAAGCGTGAATCTGAGAAATACTACCAAGCCATGGACCTTCAGATCACTCATGGGCTGGATAAGCGAGAAGATGAGAGGCAAAATCTGATACAAGACTGTAGTTTTGCGATGTGTGTAGGTGATTGGGAGGCTGATCAGTCCTGTATGGCTCAATATCGCATGGCTAGAATGTATTCTAAGCCAGTCTTCCACATCAGATACCAGGGATCAATACCCTTGAAGGACATCGTGCGCTATCTACAGCCTGTAAGGCCCATCAAAGACACGAAATGGGATGTGTCCAAGCAGGATGATGTCTTGATTTACGAGAGCCCAGAGGGGCTCCTAGAGCTTATGGATGGAAATCACAGACATGAGTTCGCCAATCGAGTGGGTGGGGTCGATTATCTAAGCGGTTGGATCATTAAAGAGATATAAAAGTGCTCCCTACTGCCAACACAGAAGACAGTAGGGAGCGGTAGCGAAGTTCAATAGCACGAAAGGCGTAACACCTAACCCGCAACTATTGGTCTGATGATTTCTTAGTACGCTTTTTGCGAGGCTTCTTTTCCTCGACAACAGGCTCTTCAACTACGGGCTCAACAACAGGAGCATCAGTGATGCCAAGCTTGGCTCGAAGGATACGAGCGTGTCCTGTATTTGGCCGCATTCTAGCTAACTTAGCTTGAGCCTTTGCGTGAATTCTTTCTTTGTTGTCCATTATGTACTCCTAAATGTTTTTTTGATTCTTTAGTAAAAAACCAGCGTAGTCCTTTTTTGATTACAGCAAGCTTCTCAAAGTATCTAGGGTCTTTATTTCTGAACTGCTTGTTCTTTCTTCTCAACTTCCTCTTCCTTTTCTTCCTTCTTGCCATTCTCAATGATGTGCCGAAGAATGGTTGATAGGTTTGTAACAACGAGTGTAATCAATCCTGCCACAACAGCAATACTCTCTGATGGGACAAATTTGATTGAAAAGATGAACAGGGCGACGAGGAATGTTAGGTACAATCCTGCGAACTTGGCAAGGTGCTTAGAGGCAACCTCTTTGGCACTCTCGGTGAGTTCCAGTTCCTTGAATCGAGCTTCAGTCTCAATCTCGTACTTATCTAGCTCGATCTTGCCTTCCGTTTCTTTTAGACGCACGGCTGCGTCAACATCAATGTAACCGCTTTCTTTAATCATAGGTTTTTCAGGCATAGTTGGAGTCTCCTTGCTAACCATAGTATGTAGCAAAGAGACTCCGAGTTTTTGCGCCAAAAAAATTTACTTCCGTTCTAAGAATATGATCCAATCTTCTGCAAACTCTGTTACGGGCACATCAAGCGTGATTGGTGTACTGCTTTGAGTCACATCGGGACCTTGAGCAATAACTTGCCCAGTTCTAGGAGATATCCATTTTACAGAATAAGTTCCACTTAGGTTAACCATATCTACCACGGGACCCGTGAGGGATAGAGGAGATAAGCCCTTGGATACAAAGATTGCCATTTTCTCATCAGGTTGCAGAACAACCTCGGCTCTACCATACTCAGGGTCATCCATATCAACTAGATGATCTCCAAGGCGCATCTCAACAAGGTCGAAGTTTTCTTGTAAGAACTCGCGAGCGATACGAGAAAACCTCCACATCTCTTCACGGGTTCGGAAGTTCTCAAGTCTAACATCACCACCAAGAGGCAAGCTGTGATAACCACAATACCATTCGATATTGCCATTAGAAAACAAGACATCATAGAGGACACGCTTACGCATGTCATCAGCATTACCATCTGTAAGTCCAGTGGTATAGAACCCATTCTCATCCATGTCGATAAGCCACTTACGGCCCGCATTTGCGGACAACGCACGGATCGCATGAGTCAGTCCCTGGGCAGAGTCTCGGAAGTATTGCATAGAGGCTGCATCAAATAGTGGATCGCCCCAAAGATTATCATACTCTGAAAGATCATCAGGACGAGTGTGAACTGCTGTGACATGATCGTATGGGTCAACGATATCAATATAAGTTGCCATCTCTCTAAGCTCTGTAACAGAGAAATCATTCTCCTCAGACAGGTTCCACTTAACACCGTTCAGATATCCGAACCTTGCAGATAGCTCACGGAAGTACAACTTTCTCTCAAGGCCCACATTACCATTGTCGAGCCAGTTCTCATTACCCCACTCAGTCTCAGCTAGTACAAAGTGTACCAAGATACCTTGCTCTTGTGCGTGGTTCAGAACAATGTTCCACTGGTGCAGACGGCTCACATCATAATGAGTTTTATTGTAGCGAGTCTTGGAGTATCCAATAAAAGGGCATGTATCCTGTCCGTCACCACCAAGGTTCATAGGCAAGAAGTAGATTGAATTTACACCCTGATCTCCAAGATAGTTCAGAGCACCAATGATACCCTTCGAATCAACTCCAGAGTTGCCAACAAAGTATGGATCGCCAAAGCGCCAATCGTTCACAT